TGACCGCCTCGGCGATCAGTTCGTCCATGGACTTGGCGACCTTCTTTTTGGGAGGGAACGGGGCAGCCGCTGCGGGGGCCTTAGGAGCCTCGTGCGGCTCCTCGGCCGGGGTCTCGGCGGCTTCCTCGGCCGGGGTCTCGGCGGCTTCCTCGGCGGGGTCCTCCAGGGCCTCGTCGTCATCCGCCGGGGCCTTAGGAGCCTCGTGGTGGGCCGGGGCTGCAGGAGCCTCCTCGGCGGGCTTCTCGTGAGCCGCCGGAGCCTCGTGGTGAGCCGCCGGGGCCTCGTGGTGGGCGGGGGCCTTGGGGATGTCGGCAGAGGCGACCGGGGGAGCCAGCGTCTCGTGGACCGCCGGAGCAGCCTCCAGAGCCGCCGCAGCACCGGAGGCCTGGGCCTCCTTGTACCGGACGTAGGACTCCACGAACGTATCGAGGATCTCCTGCAGCCCGGAGGGGAGGTGGTCCCCTGCGGCCTTGGCGACCTCGACGACGGGGGCTTCCTCCGCAGCGGGGGCCGCATCCTCGGACTTGGCGACCTCTTCGGCGGGAACTTCCTCCGCAGCGGGGGCCTCGTCCTCGGACTTGGCAACCTCTACGACGGGAGCTTCCTCGGCGGGGGCCTCGTCCTCGGACTTGGCAACCTCCTCGGCAGCGGCCTCTTCGGCGGGGGCCTCGTCCTCGGACTTGGCAAGTGCTTCAACCTCAGAAGGTTCGAGCGGCTCGCCGTCGGAGTCGTACACCTTGCCGCCTACGACCTGCACGGCTTCCCCCGGGGCGTCGAGCGACTTGAACAAGAGGAAGGGCAGTCCGGTGGCGGGACCACTCACGGCATCGACCCGGTCAATGTCCGGGTTCACAAGCTGGGTTGCTGTCATTCTTTGGGTTCTTCCTGGTTGGGTCGGCGGGCGGCAAGCCCTTGGATTGACCAGCCGTTGAAGTGGCCGGACTTGACGAGTGCCCAGGTGGGTTCGTCAAAGATGACCCCCACCAGCCAGTCGCCGGACTTGACGACCTGCGTGGAGCCGTCGACCGCTTCCTGAGTCCAGTCGGGGCCACGGTAGATGTAGGACTCGGCGACGTCCGCGTGCCCGATGGTGCCGTCCGCGTGGTGCAGGCCGATCTGCTGGCCCTTGCGGAGGAAGCCCCATGCGGACTTCTGGACATCCTCCGCGTTCATGAATTCGCCGTGGCCGTCCACCCGGTTAGCAGGGTAAGCGACCCCCAGCACGTAACGTGACTCTTCAGACACAGAACGCTCCTTACAGGGTGGTGGATTGGATGTTGAACACTGGCGACATGGAGCACCGACAGCGGGGGTGTCCCGGCGGGATATCGAATCCCAGCGGGTGAGGAGACGTGTTGGCCTTGTCGGTGCAGGCCGGGCATGCTCCTGCGGAGATGACCCAGTCGAACATCGGGATGGCCGCGAGCTGGTACTGCCGTTCAGTGGCAAGGCCGATCATGCGGGCCGTCTCGGTGTGCGCGATCATCTCGGCACGGCTGTAGTCCCCCAGGAACGAGTCAATCTCACCTGCCAGGGTTTCTACCGATTCGCCCGACTCCACGCCGCCCTCGATGATGCTGGCGATCCGATCTAGAGTGGTCTGGCTGATCCCCTTGAGGGAGATGCGGGCCTGGCGCAGGGCCTCCTCCCACCCGAGGTCCGCATACAGCGGCTCGGGTGGGGTGCCGGGTGCCCAGATGGACCAGCCGGGGACGTCTTGCCCCAGCTGAACCTTCGCGGCCATGTCCCCGGCGTGGTGGGCCTCACGGACCAGGTTGCTCAGGACCTCGGAGAGCGACTCGGGGGTCGCCCCTTCCCGGAGGGCAGCCTCAATGCCTTGCACCATCGGGAACTCTTGGTGAGTCTCGATGACGATGCGGGCGGCTTCCGGGGTGAGGAAATCCCTCAGCGCAGCACGAATCTGGTCCGCATAGTGGTCCGTGATCCGGAGATCGATCTCGTGCTGCGGCTGAGGTGTCGGTGGGGTGTCCCGCCAGCTACCGGCGGGGAGTGCTTTTGGGCCTTCCCCACCACCCGCTGTGGTCGCGCTGACGGCGGCTTCCAGTGCACGATCGAAGATGCTATTGGCGTCTCCCTCGTTCTGGGCCTTCCTCAACGCTGTCCAGACGGCCTCGACGGCTGTCTCCGGAATGAACTCAGCGTCTCGGTACCGTCGGGGAGCCTGGCCCCTCTTCAGCCGGGAGAGAGCGTTCGAGCGCCACTGGCCGAACTCCTTGCGCAGACCCTTAGCGAGGGCCTCCACCGGGAGGTCAGCGGCGAGCTCTTCCCGCATGGCGGGGAAGCCCGGGAGGTCCGACGGCAGGAACCAGGCCAGAGCCTCCTTGTCCTCACCCTTGCCGGAGTAGAGGTCGATGGAGGCCTCCTCCGCAATGCGGAAGACGTGACCCACGTAGACGCCATCCGGTGTCTCCCAGGTCTCCAGCAGCATAGCGTCCTTCGGGAAGGACTGCCCGGTCTCCTCTTCCCACTCGCGGCGAGCAGCACCCTCGGCGTTTTCACCAGGATCGATGTGTCCGCCAGGGAACTCCCACTTGCCGGCTGCTGGATCCTCGGGGTCGAGGGTCCGCTGAATCATCAGCACGCGTCCGGTGTCGAAAGCCTTGACGGCAGCACCAGCAACGATCGGACCCAGGGGCTTAGCGTTCAGCGCCTGGACCCGCTCGTACTCGTCGAAGACCGCATTGCCGAAGGCATGGCGGAGGAAGTTCTCCTCCACCGCATCGTCGTAGTCCTCGCTGAGACCCTTACTGACTGCCCCAGCGGGGGCCGGGGCGGCTCCCTGAGCGGTAGGCACGCGCCCTGCGTCCGGGACAGCCGCTTCGAGAGCAGGCTGGGCGGGAGCGGCGGGCACGGATTCAGGTGCGGCGGCTACCGCACCCCCGCTGGGTGGCTCGGAAGTCCCCGGACGCCGCATGGCGGTGTCGGGGTCGACGGATCCCAGTTCTCCTACCAGAGACCCCAGAATGACGGGGCCTGCGGAGGTCATGATGAACCGGGGGACGCGCTGGGCGGTGTCGGTGGCGAGACCGTAGCGGAGCTCTCGAACCTCGTCGGCCGACACCACGCCAGCCTCGATGTGGATCTTGTCGGCCTGCGCGGCGGTGACCTTGTCCTCGTCCTCCTTGCCGGTGTCAAACTTGAATTTGACGGGCAGGCCGAGGTCGAGCTGCAGGTAGTCGGTGAGGATGTCCTGCACGTGGTGGATGACCGGGAGGTCGCCAGTGCGGAAGCGGATCTCGTCCTGCGTGTTGCCGGTGGAGCGGTTCACGTCCATGGTGAAGCCGAGCTCCTGCGGAGCGACGTGGTATGCGGCGCACACCTTCTTCATCAGGAACTCGGCAAAGCTGGAGTTGAACTCTCCATCCTTCGACCACTCGAGCTTCGAGCCGCCGGGGAGGACCTTGAGCTGACGCTTGCCGGCCATGTTGCCGTACATGTAGGCGTCGAAGACCTCCTGGAACTCCTTCATCTGTGCGGCCTGGGAGGCCTCGTCCGGGAGGATGATGAAGCCCTCGGGCACGTTGCCCTCGGTGAAGTAGTTCAGGAAGTGCTGCTGGAAGCGGAGGTCGGTGTTCGCTGCCAGGATGACGGCCTCGAGCGGGGCGATGCCGTAGGGGCTGTCGGACTGCGGGCGGTACGGCTCGTAGATGACGTCCTCGGCCTTGAACCACTTCCAGGCCTGGCCCTGGATGTACTGCACGAAGGCCGGAGCGTCGCCCGTCGGGCGGCGACCGTAGGCATCCAGCACCGGGGCGATGGTCGGGCCGGAGACGACCTCGAGGGCGACGACACGGCCGATGCGGTCGCGACGCTTGAACAGGACCGGGGCGTCGTACCGGAGCATGTCCTCCAGGTACATCGACAGCCAGGTGCGGAAGGAGTGGGTGCCGTCGGGACGCTTCATGTGACGGTGGGCGATCTTGATGGCCTCGGCGACGTTGGAGTCGAGGTTCTCGTCGGGGATGATCATGAACGGCAGCGACCGGATCGAGTTGATGCGGTGCGCGATGCACATGGCGGCGATGTCGTAGGTGTCCGTGAGGGCCTTCAGCATCTCGAACGACATGCGCTTGTCCCGCTCGGGGCGGGAGGCGATGTTGTACCCGGCGGGCACGTTCCAGGCCTTGGCCTGTCCACCGATGCCGTTAGCTGGGGCGATGGGCAGACCCGGGGCGAACGCCGGACCGGTCATCTGGGCAGTAGCGGCGGCGGTCGCGACTGCGAGTTCCGCCTTGGCCTGCTCGGGGCTGGCTGACTTGCGCAGACCAATTTGTTCCAACCAGCCCACGAGGCCTCCTAGTTTCAGTTACGCTGTGCTGCTCCCTGTTCACGGAAGAAGTCCAGCCACCCGGTGGCGCGTCCGCCACGGATGAAGATGCGATTGAGTGCTTGGGTCATGGTGTCCACCTGGTCGTCGTGGACGCCATTCGGGAATGCTGCGGCTTCGTCGATCAGACCGTCGACCCAGGGAGCGATCTTGGACTCCGGCAGGTAGACGTTCTGCGACTCTACGAAGGGGGTGACCGCAGAGGCACGTGCCTCTTTGGATTCCTTCGGGGTGACGGCTATGAAGCCCGAGTACTTAGCTTTCAGGACGTCGAGGATGGCCGTGCCGTTGGCCTTGTCTTCGACGAGCTTCACGGAGCACTGGGGCCACTTGGCGATCATCGCCTCGACCGCCTTCTGCGTCTCCGAGAAGGTCATGCGCTTCCGCATCTGGTCGAGGAGGTAGGCGTTCGGGCCTCGGTGGAGCCAGACCTGGCCGACGACGAAGTCGGAGTTCTTGGTGTCCTTGAATGCCATGTCCCAGCTCATCACCAGGTTGCCGGAGCCGACCGGGATGAAGCAGGACGAGTCGGGTCGGACGGTCCACAGCGGCTGGGCGTATCGCTGCCACTGTGACCGCAGGAACATGTTACCCTGGGTGGCTGTGGGGCGACCCTGGTACAAGGCATTCCAGACGCGGGAGCCTACCCGCTTCATAATGGAGAGCCACTGGGCCTTGGTCCGGCCCCGGGCCGATATCATGAACTCCCCGGGTTCGCGGCCGAGAGGGTCGCTCTCGCCCTTCTCCGGGTCATGGTCGGCCTGGGCCGGGATGTTGATGACCTTCCAGAGGTGGCCGTCCTCAGCGGCGAGCATGCGGCCGGCAAGGTCGTCTTCGTGCCACCGGGTCAGGATCATGACGACGGAGGCACCAGGGGCCAGACGGGTCGATGCCGTCGAGGTCCACCAGTCCCAGGTATTCTGCCGGACTACGTCGGAGTCGGCATCCTTCTGGTCCTTGACCGGGTCATCGATGATGATCAAGTCGGCGGGGCGACCGGTCAGACCGGCACCGATGCCAACCGAGAGCAGACCACCCATGTGGCCGGCAACGGTCCACTCGGACACCGAGCCGTTGTCGCGGGCAACGTTTAGACCGAGCTCCGGGTGCGCCATGATCCGGTTTCGCACTGCGCGACCGTTTCGGTTGGCGAGGCCCTGTCCGTAGGATGCTGTGACGATCCGGAGCTCGGGGTTCTGGGTCAATGCCCACACGGGGAAGTCGTTGGCCACGCGGACCGACTTGCCCTCCTGCGGGGCCATTGAGATGATGAGCCGGGCGTCCGGCGTGTTGAGTGCCTCTACCAGCGCCTCGTCAATAAGCTCGAGGGCGGGAGTCGTGATGGTGTTGGGGTTCGTGGCTCGGGCAACGCTGCCCGGGGTGGGCCACTGCCCGCCGGAGCCCTTCTCGGCGGGGTCCAGGTTATCGGCGAGGGAGTCCCAGAAAGACACGATGTGTACCTCCGCAGCTCTGCCAATTTAGTGCCAGCTAAGCCGCACAAGGTACACCATAACGCATAAATGCCCGAAAGGCAAATCTGCTACTAGCAGGCTTGCCTTTCGGGCATTTCTAGGAGTTGCGGTCCTCGTCGGTGAAGGAGGGGACGTGGTCACCGGGGTGGTCCTCGTCGAGGAGGCACCGGGTCAGCAGGTGGTTCGGCTGGTTCGCCAGGGTGACTGCCTTACAGCGGCTCACTCCTCCGACCACCGGGCGAACCAGTACTCCTCCTTCTGCTCCCAGTGCCGGAGCTTGATCCGGGCGAGCTGGTACTTCGCCCCGACCACTGCCTTGTCCGCCTTGCGGTTCCACTTGGCTACCTTCCGCCGGGCCTTCTCGAGCTTCTCGTATGCGTCGGACTCGGGCATTAGCCCAGCTCGATGTTGTCGACGGCTTCACGGGCGGCGTCGCGGACCTCTTCGATCCACTCCTCCTCGAGCTGCTGGCAGACGCCGCAGTCCTCCACGGCGGCGGACCCCCGCTCGACCTCGTCGTGCTCCTCGCAGAGCCTCGGCTCGTCGTCACCGTCGAAGCTCCAGCCGTCGATCTCGGAGGCAGACCCTTCGTAGGTGTCCACCTTCTCCTGGAGCTGCTCGTTGCCGTTCTCCCACTGGTCGAGTGCCTCCTGGTACTCGTCGGCAACCTCCCGCACGGCGTCGGCGACCTCCTGGACTGCGGCCTCGATATCGTCCTTAGAGGTCAGCTCACCGATGCTGTCGGCGAAGGACTCCTGGGCGGAGAGGATGGTTGCGGCCTTGGACGTCTCCCGCTCCGAGGGCCGGGGGAAGCACTCGTCCTTGAGGCAGCGGACGATCTTGTACCGGCTGCGGAAGCCGGGATACCAGTACAGGTACCCGGTACCTACCGGCAGTTCGGTACCACACTTGGAGCACTTGCCCTGGTCCTTGCGGGAGGACTTGACGCGCTCGATCTTCTGTACAGACATGGTGCTGGTTCCTAACGAGTTAGTGGCTTGCGCCCGTTGTGTATGATTGCGTTCCGACCCATCCCCATGCCGTAGCCGGGGCGGTGTCGGTGCCGTATGGCCTTCTCGTACCGGGGGAGGGGGTTTCGCCACCACACGCTGCGGCGTGGGTGACCGGTCTGGTACTTCTTCACCGGTTGCGGTTCTCGATGGCGGCGAGGAGCCGCCGGGCGAAGCCGATGATCGCCAGCACTACGGCTACGACGAAGATCAGGACGGAGAAGGGGGACACGGGAAGGTGCTGCCCGTGAGCATCGGTGGAGACGGCCCCCACGAGCAGGAGGACGACTCCTATCAGGGTGAGCAGGAACGCCGCCATGAGCAGCTCCCCGCCGGACTTGCGCTTCTTGGCGGTGTCCCGGGCGTCCCAGTAGGCCTGGAGGGCGACCACGTCATCGGCGGGGACCGGCGGCGGGACGGTGGGGTCGGTGTTGTTCATGGCTTGCCTTCCTTGCTGAAGTACTTGAGGTAGATGATGGTGCCCCAGACGGCTACGAGCAGGATGACCTGCACCGCCACCTGCCAGGGCTGCCAGTGGATCACGGGAGCCACTTCCGCAAGATGCGGTTGAGTGGGGCGTTGACGGACTTGTAGACCTGCTTGCGGACGATGCGCTTGCCGACGGCGGCGGGGCCTTTGCGGATCGCCCGGCCATCGGCCGAGAGGCGAGCCGCCTGGAACAGGAGGGACGTGAGTGACTTGCTCATGGCTTCTTCTCCTCGGTTGCGGGGA